CTACACCACCACGACTAATAGTGCTACTAAGCTTTGCTGTAGTAACTGAGTTATCTGACGGTACTGTATGATTACCTACTTCTCCTAATGCAAGAATATAATCAATGCTGTCTGAAGAAGAAAGGTTAGAGGCGAACACAATGTTACTACCACTGACACTATAAGCGTCATTAGGTGCTTGTGTTACACCGTTAAGAGACACAATCAAAGACTCTGCGTTAGCTGGCGTAAATGCAGCACTGTTGTAAGTAAGTGCATACGTAGCTGTAGCAGACGCTGTGAGTGATCCTAGTTTTTTAAAGTCCCCTGCGAGGGGTTGTTTGCCTACATATGGCATTAGTCAGCCTCCTCTATTGTTAGAGTGCCAGCGTCTACTTGACGCATAGCCTCGTCATATTGTCTATTCCCAATTTCCTTTGGAACAACCACTTTCTTACCATCAATAGTTGCAAGAAAACCGACTATTACATCATCTTGCCCCGGTGGTCCTTTTGACCACTTTGCGTTTTCAATAATCATTTATAACTCCGCATCTACTTTAAGGGTTGTGTCGCCATATGAATACAACATGCAAACTGTATCATCATCTAAACCCGAATAACCATCTGCGTTGTTATTATAGAGAGATGCACCTGTTGTTGTAGTTTGCGACCTTATTGTACTACCCTGAGTAACAAGGTTTGCGGTAGAGTCTGTAATCCCTACATTGCCAGATGAATTACCTATTGTTGGAAAGGTTAATGTTGGAACAGTTCTTTTTTCCACCTTCCAAAGAACTTGCGCTAATACCCATTGAGTCGTTGAATATGAGTTTCCTGATAAAACATAACCCAACCAGTTTACGTTTTCAAAATACCTTTGACACTTAGCTAACGTGGTTCCATAGTCCTCAAATTCAAAGGGTGATGCTAGGTCTCCGATTTCAAGTTGCACTTGAGATAGGTAAAAATTGTTGCTTGTGTTATCCATCCAGTTTACTTGATTAGTTGTGGTGTAGTGTAAACCATTACTAGACCAAGCGTTGTTCGTAGAACCATTAAGATCTGTGCCAGAACACAACATCCAGACTACATAAAAACCAACACCATTGTCATTGTTAATAGCCCCAGCAGCAGAGGTAATAAATGATGTACTACCAGCCGTAGGGCTTATAGTAATGGTTTTCTTTTCCCATGTGTTTGCTGATGAAATAGTATATTCATGCACAAAGTTGTATTGAGTACTATCTGCCTTTATTAAAGCAATTGTATAAGTTCCTGTCTTGCTAGACTTAACCCAAAATGAAAGAGTTAATGTTTTTGCAGATGAAGTTCCATATTGCAAGGATTGAAGATTTTGTGCCTCTATAACTTGCTGGAAATAAGCATAATCTCCTGCCGCCATACTTGTGTCAGCAGTTGTAACTTGTAGCTTTAATGAGCTGCCTGACCCTATTGGTGAATCACTAGACTTTTCGCTAGTGTATGCACCAGCCGTTCCTTCAACAAATCTAAATCTATCAACAGTAGCATAAGCGTTTGTTACTGCCGTGGCAGAGGTGGCTCGTTGCCAAACCTGCAGATCGCCATTAATAATTAAATTCTTGTTACTTTGGATAGCAACATCATCCATGCTATCACTTCGTATTTTACTTAATGCCATCATAGCCTCCTATTAGTAAGGGCTATCACCAAGTAATGATGTATCCCACGCTGCCTTTAGCTTTGTAATTGTATCTGCGCTACTGATAGCTGAAGCTGCAGGTGCATCTCTAAGAGATTTCTTTTTATTAACACTTGCAGTCTTAGCAGAAGCATTATCAGCTTCTAGCGCTTTCATATAAACTACATCCTCTGCTTCAAGAAGTGGTTTACGCACCTCTCTGATCTTGTCTTTAAACATATCTTTAGCTTTTGCAACATCTTCGCTAATTACTTTTTTATCACTATCAAGAACCCAAGCGTCACGAAAGCTACGATCTGCAGGTACAGTAACAGAGTCCGCAAGAGGAGTCTGATCACCTACTTTAATATATGTATCTACCATTAATTTCTCCTATGCGGCAAGCAACTCTTGGTTGATCTTCCATGCGTTTCGCCACTCTCTAGTTTTAGGTAATTGTTCTTTCTTACAGATAACCATCTTTTGACGATTACCTTCGTTATATGTTTGCCACACATCTGGAGGACAATCTTTCTTTATAAGATATTCTATCGCCTCTTCTTCTGTCATTGGACCTATAGGTTTTGTTTCGTGCAATAAATTTCCGCGAGTGTGTTTAGTAAACCCTTCTTCTGCTTCATCCTTGGCTAACTCCCAGTACACCCATACAGGTGGAAGAATATTGCCTTGTAAAGCGCAAGCCATCCAATTAGGATCTGGTACAAGTATCTTAGCGCACTCGTCAATGTTGTCCTCGTACACTACACGATAGTCAGACTGTACACCGTCTAGATTTTCTTTAGCCCAGCATAGTCTGTCAAATAGGTGTGTGCCTTGAAACTCTGGTGTCGTTGTCATTATGCTAGGTCTCCTGCAATTCCAATTCCGTCAATACTAGCACCATCTGAAGCACCGCCATCACTACCAGCAGAAGAACCGTAATATATGGTATAGTCTATATACGCTGCATTTCTATCTGCAATTTGACTTCCTGAAGCACCACGTGCGCCACCTGTGTTCCCATCATTCATAACACCAGCAATAACTAGATAAGTTGCATTACCCATGTTGTTTGTGTAAGCAGGTTTTCTTCTGCCTGTTGACACATCGGTAATACCACTCATATTCAGACTGTCATCTATAGCAGGTGTTGCACCCCCAGAAATGCTTGCCCACGCTTTTGCACTACCATGAACAACATACTGCGTATCAAGTGACCCAGCGGTGCTGTGTTCTAGGGTATCTGCTTTTATTTTTCCATTTGCCATAATACCCTCCTACCCTATTAAATGTCCCATAAACACAGCCCATTGATTGCCATAAAAATAAATATTAGATCCCATTTTTACTCTGACAGTGTCATTTGCCGAGGCGTTTATGTATGTGTCTATGCTGTGTGTGTAAAACTCAGTGGTTTTATTTGTAAAATGCCTTTGTTCATAATCACTGCTGTTTAATTGAATTTTCCATTGACCATTATCAACCGCTATAGAACCGAGAATACTAGATACATGAAACCAATATAACCCTGCTATTGGGCAAGTATATGTATATGTACTTGTATTATACCCATTAGCAGTATCAAATCCTCCGTAAATAGTTTTGCTGTCAAAGGGCATTATTTGATTGTTAAGTTGTAAATTTGTTCCGTTTCGTCTTGCAAGAAAAGCTGGTCTAGCAGGTGTTAAAGGAGCCGATACTGGAAAACTAGCAACGCCTGTTGTTGCTACAGTCATACCCGTAGTGCCGTTGTTATTACCTATTTCGTTTACAAGTATTTTACTCATGCTAAGTCTCCAAAAACAACCAAGTAATCTTTTGTAATATCTTGATTTGCACCTGCGGCAGAACTGGTTTCAAACTCAACATTGGTAGATGTTTCTGACCAACAAGTTGAAATCGTGTTGCCTGGGTTTCCATCCGCGTAACCAGTAGCAATTTGCGGTTGATAAGAAATACTCGACATTGCTGATGTTAATGCAATGTTATGATGCCCTGCTCCTTCGTCACTTGCAGAACTGACACCGAAACTTTCATGGATTTGAAACGTATCTAATCCTCTAACTGTTGCTCTTGCCTTTGCCGCACTCTGCTTAGTCAGCGTAACAGGACCACCAGAACTAGTTTGTATTGTATTACAATGTACCGTACTCATGCTACCACCAATGTTGCACCAGCACTAACTGTGATGGTGACTCCTGAAGCTAGGGTTAATGGGCCAGCGCACATACCATTAGTGTTTGCGGCTACTGTTACTGAAGTGTTTAGCTCTTTTTCATGTACTCTAATAATATTACCGAGTTGTGTAGCGTCACCAAGGTATGATCCTGCAGCACCTTGAGCAAGCATTGCTGCTGTCACCGATGCTGGTGAAGGAGTAGTTGTTTGAACTGCCTTACCTTGATAGACTACATAAAAGTCATCTGTACTTACTACGTTACCTGTCATGGTAAGTGTTGTACCAGAAACGTTATAAGCTACTGCTGGTTCTTGTCTAACGTTGTTCACAAATACTTCTATTTCGTTAGCGTTTGCTACTGCTGTGCTTAACGTATAGCCTGTACCCCCGTTACCTGTAATATCTTGTTTAGCTAGAGAGGAAAAATTACTATTTGCTTGATTACCAATGTAACCCATAACTAATCCTCCTATGTACTAATAGCGTCAACAGCAGATACCCAAGCGTCAAGTGAGCTTGCAGTGTCAGATACAATCCAAAGCCTATCCCCTGATTGTACTACAATTTTAGCACCACCATCTAATGCTTGAAGTGTTGATCCTGCTGGAATCGGTGCATCTTTTACAACGTAGTACCGATTGGCTAGACTATCTGTTGCTCCTCCAGCTAACATATATACTGATACTGTAATCTGTTGAGCAATTCTATTTGCTAAATTTATTCCTACAATTGTGTCGTATGAGTCGAAATTAGCGCCATCAGGAATATCAGTTGCCGAGGTTCCAATGGACTTTTCAACGTACCTTCTAAAATTTTGTGCCATAAAGACCTCCTATAATGCGATTGACATTGCAATTGAAAACCCGTTTGTTGCAAAACCGCTAGTGTCTGTTGCTTCAATTGCTACCCATGTTCCTACTGGTGCGCCTGTTCCAGACGGAGCAACTGTGCAATATTTAACAGCTTGATCACCTGTATTATAATACAAGTCACCTACTGCTACTGTTTTACCTGCTGCTTCATGTGCGTTTTCGGCTGCTGCATCACTTGCATAACTACCATAATATTTTTCATCAAAGTTAGCTACACTACTAGCAGCTTGATCTGCCCAGTACTTAGCCGAATATTGTGCTGTACCGCCTGATCCTGTTACTGCTGTGGACATAACAAAGTTACCGCCACCTAAAGCCCATTGTTTAGCAGAACCGTTAGTATTCCCTGCCTGTACACCAATAGCATATTCTTTAGCTGAGTATTCTGTGTTATCAGCAGTTGTTGTTGTTTCAGTAGCCCAGTCTTTAGCGTTACCACCGCCTGAAGCTTGATCTACACCTGTACCACCCACAGCCCATGCTTTAGATGAATAATCTGAAGTACTAGGGACAACTCCGTTTACTTTTACAGCATAGTCTTCTGCTTTAGTAGCCTGTGTCGTAGCTGTTGCAGCTGACGTTGTTGCACTACTTGCTTGAGTTGTCGCAGTCGTTGCACTCGTGGCTGCATTCGTTGCACTTGTTGCCGCATTAGTAGCTTGAGTAGTAGCTGTATTTTTACTAGTGGTTGCTGAAGTAGCCGAACTTGCTGCATTAGTTTCTGACGTTGCTGCTGCTGTAGCACTATTGGCTGCTGCCGTTGCGCTGCTTGCTCCTGCAGTAGCACTATTAGCCGCTGCTGTAGCACTGTTACCTGCCGCTGTAGCAGAGGTTGTTGCACTGTTAGCAGACCCAGTAGCTGAAGTTGCACTAGATGCTGCTGAAGTTTGTGACGCTGCTGCTGCTGATTGTGAAGCCGCTGCGTTTGTTGCAGACGTACTTGCTTCAGCTGCCTTAGTTGTCGCTGTAGCGGCATCTGCTGCCACACTACTAGCAGAACTAGCAGCTGCTGTGGCGCTACTTGCTGCTGCTGTTTGACTACTTGCTGCAGCCGTGGCGCTAGTTCCAGCGTTAGTTGCGCTTGTAGCTGCACCAGTGGCTGAGGTTGCAGCGTTTGTTTCTGATACCTTTGCGGCTGCGGCGGCTGCTTCTGCAGATGCTACATCGGCCCCTATAATATCGGGGATACCGTCAATAAGGGTATCTGTAAATAATCCACCACTGGCGGCATTATCAGTAGCTCCTGTAAAGGAGCCAGGTCTTGCTGGTGTAGTCATTATATTAACCCTCGTCCATTAAAGTTTACTTGTAAATTACCGCCTGAAGCGTTACGTTTAGCATCTTCATCATTTGCTTCTGTAATTTCTGATAAGAATGCTTGATTGTATTTTGCTGCTTGTTGATCATCTTGAACATAAGCAAACACCTCTGCTAATGCCCCAAACAAAAGAATCCTTTGGTTTTCATCACGTAGCCAGTTAGGGGTTGCAATACCAATGTAGTAAGCGTTTGTTACAGTACCACCAGCACTAGCTGCCTGTGCGTCTGCACTTGTTGCGTATGCTGTTGTTCCTGTATTACTATTAAAGTATAATTGTTTAGAATTAGCTACACCTGATCCTGCACCTGTTGTAGTAAGAAATCCCGCATTGTAGTTAAGAACAGTCACAGCGTATACCGCATCTAATGCAGGTAGTCTACGATAATAATAAAGTTCTATTGTGTTCGCTTGATTGCTTGTTGATCCAGCACCAAACCCTGGAGTAAGGTATACAACATTTTGTTGTCTTGCCCAGTAGTTAAGGTTTGTATACTTTTCACTTAAAGCATCATTAAATGTTCGTATGTCTAATTTTTCATTAAATACACGTGTGGTTAATCCAGCAGAATCTACTTCTCTAATTTGAATAAATTCTATAAGATCATAGGGTAATTGTATTTCTGTAATACTACCCTGTAAACTATTAGCTGCTGTAGTTCCAGCCTGTAACAAAGACTTTTCATAAATAGCAACATTTTCTAATGGAGGGACTCTTAAAATTCTGTATGCTTTATCTGCTGCATATTTAAGAGCATCCTTAATAATGTCGTCACTTACTACTTCTTCATCGCGGTTAGACCAACTACGAACTTTAGCAACAAGTTCCGTATATGTCATTGCCATGTTTGGCCTCCTAATTAAGTATTGACTACCAAATCAGAATATTCAGACATCAAAATTGTTTTAAGCTTTTTAAGATTATTAGGATCTTGCATAAAATTTGGATCATGCAAATCCAGATGATGCTCTTGCAAAATCTTAATTGCTACAATATCAGGAATAGTTGCTAACTTACGGTAACCATTTTTAGTACGACCATAATATGCTTCTTTATCTCTATCAAGTTTAGCAGCTTCTTTATATTGTGTAATGTCTTGCTTAGCTTCCCAATCTCCAGATTGAAGATCAAAACCAGCATGAATATCTTTTGTGGCTTCCACAGTTGAACTGCGAAATTTAAATTCATTTTCTTTTGCCATTGTGTCCTCTTACTTAATTAGGCAGGTTCTGTATAAGATACAAAACGTCCTGATTTTCCAATATAACCTAACTCAGCGCCAGATGGTGCTGCTGTAGGATTACCATTAGTCGCTACGTTAGGTGAGTTAATATCTAAGTGTGTTAGCTTATAGCCACCTGCAGCAACTGCTGCGGTACGCCATACACATGTTTCTGCGGGGTAAGTATTCCCGTTTGCTGTTCTTATAACTAGCATTTACTGTACTCCTTTAATTTATGATTTGTTTTGAGCAGGACCGCATCCAGCAACCTTACCACCTGTATTGTAGTATTTTGCTACATTGCCGCCCATTGCATATTGTTGTGCAGGATCTTCTTTTCTTTTCTTAAAAGGGTTACCCGTTGCTGGTTTAGCCTCTTTAAAATCTTTATTTATTTTTCCAGACTCAGCTTTTTTAAAATCTTTACCGGACATTGAATAAGCCATATTACCTCCTAAAAAGAAAGGGGAAGCCATAAAGACCTCCCCTAACAAATAGTCTAGTTAAGACCGTAGATAGCACCACAACCAAGTGGGTTGCGTACTTCCAAGGTGCATTCTTCAACCATCATTCCTTTGGTTGAGTCACCCTGCTGGCCTACGTCTACTTCCTGCATAGGACGTAGGTAAGCTGTAGCGAACCACATTGGGTCATAGATCAATGCTGCAAAGTCAGCAACGTCAGGGATACCTGCGCCTGAGAATGCAGTACCGTTATCACCTTTCAGTGCAACAGAGTTTGACAGACCCATGATGTAGTTAGGAACTACCATAAGATCTCCAAAGTCTGACATGTATACATCAACTGACTGACGGAGTTTTCCACCAGCATCAATGTTACGAACAACACCAGTGTCTGAGACCATTAGATCTGAGAAATCACGGCGTAGTTTTGGTGACAACATAACTTTAGTTGCCTTACCACCTTGCTCATAGATCTTCTGCATAACAGCATCAATGTCTGTCAGTGCAAGAGTTCCACGTGCAGGAGCAGTAGTACCACCATTGATTGATCCACGTACAGTGTCTGTACCTTGTGCATCAGTACCAGCATTAGAGGAAGAAGCTGAAGGAGCTTCGAACTCACCTACATAGTTACATGTAGTTGCTGAGTTAATAAAAGACTGGTATCCACCAGCTGAACGTGAGTTAGCGTTTTGTACACCCACAGCGTTAGCTGTGTTGTATGAGTGGATCATATCAAATTCCACATCACGGCGTAGCTCAGTTCCACGCTTTTTAAGCTGGTATGCATATTCGTCTGCAACACCTGCTTGATCTACTGCGCGGCGTGTACCTGACACAGCGATAGTCTTACCGTTAATTTGAGTGTAGTTACCCAAACGAGTACGATAAGGTCCAGTAATAGCAAATTTAGCGCCAGTTGCTGGAGTTGCACCAGTACCACCAGAGCCTGTTGCATCAGGAGCAATCCAGTCAGTACCCTCACCAATCCGTGAGTTGCCTGGAGCTTCTAGCTGATCTGTCTGCCACTCGTGGTAGATAGCGGTTGCTTTAGCTTTACCGATAGACGATGTAAAAGGAGTTTCATCACGAGTAATCATCGTGATAAAGTTTGCTAGATCTTCCCGTTGGGAAACATCTTTGCCAGTTCCACGGGCTGGTCCCTGAGGGCCACCAGTTCCGCGAACACCAAGATTATTAGCCATTTAATTATACCTCCAAGGTATTAAAGATTTAAAGATTGGTTGGCAAGACCTCTCAAAAACTCCATTTGATCTTCATTAGAAGAATCAGGACTCATCGCTCTAGCTCTAACTTCAGCTGCTTTATCTTGTTTTTTGCGAGTTGTAGTTTTAGCTTTCTTAAGCGGAGCCTTTTTAGCTGGAGTAGCTTTCCTTTTAGCAGTACCTTTAGTGATACCTTGTTTTAGTCTACGATAGTCATCGACAAACTTTACAATTACAGGATCGGCAATTGAGTCTAATACTTCTGGAGAAATACCTTCTTCAATAGCAAACTCACGAATTGCTGAAGCAGTCTCTTCATTAAAGTCAGGAATCATATCAGGAATGGTTTGATTAAAATATTGTATTTGTTCATTCCATTCTTTTTGATTTTGTTCCTGTTCAGACTTTTGAAGAGTTTCTACTAGTGCTTCACGTTGATTACGTGCATCCCAGTATTTTTTTTGTGCTTGTTCTCGTTTATCTTTTAACTCGCCAACTTCATATGTATCACCATCTTTACGAGCCTTATCAATTTGAGCTTCGATATCATGGTACTCTTTAGAAAGAGCTTGTTCATTTGAGTACAGTATAGCAGCAGATGCCTTAGATAGGTTTTGGATTTCTCCAACCTTTTCTTGGTATTCTTCTTCTAACTGTTTTCTTGCATCACCAAGTTCACGACCCTTTTTAGACAGATGTTGTTCAGTAGAGTAACCTTTAATAAGGTCACCAAAAGAAACTTCTGTATGTTCGCCATCTATTTTGACTACAACTTTAGCTTCTAGATCCAAGTCATCTGTAGCAAACACATCAGGTTCATCGGTAGCGGATTCTTCATCGGCATCTTCTTCGTCTGTGTCTTCTTCAGCTTCTTCTTCAATCTCTTCTTCATCATCTTCATTATCGGATTCTTCTGATTCTTCTGGGTCTTCATCATCAGAGTCTTCCGCGTCTAACTCAGGTACTTGCTCATCGGGTAGAGTATCTACGAAATCAGAGTTTCGTACAATGTCAGCCAGCAAAGCCTCTTCAGTTTGACTATTAACCTCTGCAGTAGGTTCATCCGATTGGGTAGAGCTTACAGGTGCTTCGGTATTACTTTCCATTTGCTATCTCCTTTTTAGGACTAGCCTTTTCAGAATTTTTTATTTTAGAATAGTGATTAACAAGCGAGTGCATGTGTATAAGTTTTTCAGAATTTAGTTTTGCTTTACCTGCACTACGCATAGAATCGTATTCTAACGTATTAATCATCTCTTTGTAGTTATTTATAAGAGCATCAATATCAATTGTTCTCATTGTTGTCCTCCTGTAGGTGCGGAATATTTTTTCCGTACATCTCAAAGTTCATCATTTTCTCCTTAACACTTCCTAGTGCCATAGCAGAACTGTAGAGAAACTCACGAGATTTAGTCTCATGCGGTTCTGTTTTTAACCATTCTAAAAAGAAATCAATTAAAACTTCACCGTATACTTCATCAAAAAACTCATCCCGTTCTCTAGCTGCAAAGTGCCCTTTAACATGAGCTTGCCTTGCTAGTTCTTCGGGATGAATTTTATGATTACCATATGATTTCTCGTTTCCCAGCTTCTTCTCAGCTGTCTTACGATACTTATCCATTACTTACACACGATGGTGGATATAGATACGCTCATCAGTTTGAGCAGCTGTACCGTGTGCTGTTTTAACATTTTCCATTACACAAGCACCGTGTCCACCAACATGTGTGTAATTAAGAAATTCTTTGGCTGGAACCTTAATGCCTTTATCAGCTGCGTTAATTGAGCCAGCGCATTTAAGATCAAGTGTAATTACAGAGTCTGTTTCATTTGTAAATACAACTGTTTTATTTCCTGAAGTGCTTGTTACTGCAGTTCCTGCCTGAGTTCCTCCTACACCAAGTTTACTAATAGTCGAATGTGCCATTTATCTTATCTCCTGAGGTCCCTGTGGTCCCATCTGTGGTTGTGGCTGTTGTTGAGGTGGGCTTAGGATTTGCCTAGCTAACATAATAATCTGGTCATACCCAGGATGTTCTGGTAACTCTGCACCCTCTTTAGTTGCTCTAATTTGAAGATCTGCCCATTCTTGAAAATGTTTATCAATAGATACTGCAAGCTGTTTAGAATTATCATCCATAGTGTTTTTAGTTTGAGCACCAGTGTAAACAACATTTGCTTCTGCTAATGCAGCGTCTGCTTCAATCTTACGTTGTTGCAAAGCTTGTTCTGCTTGAGCTTTTTGTTGTTGACCTTGAATAGCCTGAGCAGCTTTTTGTTTAAAGTCATCTGTATTATAATCTTGTAAGAAGTCATTACTATCTATATCCATTGCTTCAATTAACTTAGTAGCAAGGATAGCTGGAGCTTCTGGTTTTACAATCATACCTGCACCTTGTTGTGATAATGCAGGAAGAATCTCTCCAGCAATACGACTATACTTCCCTATTAATGCAGAGTTAGAGTTTTCACCAATATCTAATAAAACTTCTAAGTCCATAGTTGAAGGTAGGTTTTGCATATTAATAGACTTAAATGCACCTGCAATATTATAATCCATATTACCTTTCATATTACTACGCATTGTAGAATATATACCAGACAAAAGACGTTTAAACCCTGTCTCAGCAAACCTACGAGCAATATGTTGAATACGTTTTTGTGCAGCAGACTGAACTGCCGATAACTTTTGCTCAGAATTACCTGACACATATAGTGTATCATTAAGACCTTGAGCAGCCTTAGACATACCAGTGGCTTGCTCTTTAATCATTTGCAAATGCTCAAGCAATGGTACAGTACCTGTTGAGATTGTCTCAGGGGGTAACTGTTGAACAGCACCTACAGGGCTAC